AGGATTTTACGGTAGCTAATAGTAAAACCTTTGATACTACAATTCCAACCGAACAAAGGTTGATAGAACAATTACAAACTGCTACTGACGCATTTTGCAATGACCCGGGCAATGGAGACTTGGAAGCAACTGTTTTAAGGCTTCAAGAGCAAATTGCACAAACTAGCAAAACAGAGACATTTTATTACAAGAATGCTGAAGCAACTCTTATTGTCGGAACACCAGATCAACCAGCTTGGGTTAGTGGACAACCTGAAGAAGATAATTTAATCACCAATATAGACGAAGACTCTGAAGGAAATCCGCAATATGGATTTTTTGAGTATTATTGGACACCTGTTGGTGGTATAGCCGGTGATTATTTTGTGTGCTGGACTTGGACACCACATGCTGCGGGTAGCACTTTATCTAATTTTTACCACTTCACGTTGTTTGGAGATACTGTTTTAACAACAGCGTTACCAACACACCAAACACCAGAAGGTAAATATGAAACACTGCTGGAACGGTATCTCCCAAACATGTTCAAGACAGCGTTTCCATCTGCTATGGGAGCGGCGGATTTAACCCCAGAGACACTTCAGAACTTTAACCTAGCTGTTGCTGAGTCTTTTACATTTACTGAAGATCAAGCCAACCAAATTATCGACCTTCTGGATGCCAACGTAACTCCGCAATCCATGTTGCAACTTCCTGCTAACATGTTTAATTTAAAATTGCGAAGTGATGATCCAACGAGATGGAGAAGGCAAATTAAAAATGCTGTTCCTTTGTATAAGAAAAAGGGAACAAAGCGTGGATTGGAAGAAGCCTTATCACAAGCTGGGGTTCGGCTATTAGATTGTGACTTCTTGTGGCAGATAATATCGCCATCCACATACGCAGAGCAATTCTTTGTTGAAAGTAGTAGTCAAACAACTTTTGTATTATCTCAAACTCCAATTGACTTAGGAGTATCCGATACAGACAACTTTGGATTAGAACTTCTACCAGCCGGTGCTGACGAATTTATAGAATTAACTTCAGATTACGTTACTTTCAGCATTGAAGAGGGCGTTCCTATTATGACCTGGGTTGGCGATCAATTATCAGTTGATCCAATTATTTTAGAAGAAGATGACATATTAAAGGTTTTATATAAAATTGCCCCCGTGGAAAGTCAAGCAATTGAAGATTACATCAGGGCGCTTGACATTATGGATCAACGTGACCCAAGAATTGAATATCCTCCAAAGAATTGGAACACACACTTAATTGCGGAAGATGATCCTTTGTTTGATGTGTTAATTCCCACTCGACACCCGTATGCTGACCCAACCATTTGGGGCTGTGTACGAACGGAATTTCCATATTCTGAAAACATTTACAACATGGACGAATATAATGGCAGTACAAGATGCTCTACTAATCCATGTGATATCGATAAATCATTTAAAGATGACGCCTGTACTGCTTGTCGTAGCAGTAGCTTTACGGTGGATGTTGAAATAGAAGACTTAACTAATGATCGATTGATAGAAACTCAAGAAATTATAGAGGAATACACACCATTTCACGCTGTATTGCACAGAATGAACTTTGTTGGTGCGGTAGATGAACTAATTCCTAGCCCGGTAGAAAACTTAAACATTTTAATTCAATGGTCTTTAGAAGATATGGCACTTATCAGTGGCCAATCTATTTTCAATAGGTCGATGGACAATCAATACATAGAGGAAAATCGAGTTGTTAGAAGCGAACCGGCAGATGACCAACTGTTTTTAACCATTGAAGATGCTCTCAATCCAGTTGTAGACGTGTCGGGAGAAACGGCGTACAACGAAGATGTTGTTTTATATACACCAGTTACAACATTCCAACATCCACTGGATTTGGACTATGATGTTCCGCCCGTTGGTGTTCGTCCACCACAAATACACCACAACGCATTGGAAATCTTATCCCCGCACACGCATGCGGGCGTTTATTTTGATTCACTTTCTGATCCAGGGTCGAATTTAATTAAAGTGACTGGCATTAGTGAGCCACTGGATGAGAGCCAGTTTACATTCAGAATATCCAACGAGGTATATGACAATGGTGGCGGGGCGTCTTTATTTAAAGATAATTTATACTATTTGTCGGACGAGAATGTAGATTTCAGTGTAGCAAAGACACAATGGGATATAGACCACACGGATTATTCGGGTGGTGTTTGGCAAGTGTCAATTCCGGCGTATTCAGCCACAGCTTATGACATACAGCAGATCATGCCTGATGGCAGTGCATTAATTAAAGATCACACCCCAGGATCGTTACCATCGGTAGATACCGCCCCGATTACTTATGATTTGCTTGACGACAGCAGCATGATTCAAGTGTCGAGTACGACTGGTGATTTAGACGTTACTTTGCGTGCTAGGGTCGAATTAATTGATGCTACGATAACAGATATACGAACCTTTGTTGATGCTGGTGATTATTTAGCTTACCCGTTAACTTCCGTTCCACTTCTTCAATACGAGGTGATTGGATTTGTAGAAGGCGAGACTAAGCAATTTTACGTTTTATCTGATAGCACGTTGGATGCTGCTTTGAGTCCTTCTGTGGGTGGTGTGACGATTGGCGTATTAAGAAGGTACATTGATGATTCCGAGGGTAATTTTGCTTATCGTGGATTAAGGTTAATTACTTCGGTAGACTACGAAGCGGCTTTGGACATTCAGAATGGGGAGAATCCCCCGGCTGTGCCTGTGGAGGAAGATAAGTTTGTGGAAAACTATCTGGTTACAATTAAAACCGACCCAGGTGGGCCAAATGAAGTGGAAAATTACTATGCTATTACTGAGTGGGATGGCACATCTATGGTTTTGGATGGCCCATTTGCCACTTGGACGCTAGGTGGCACTACGGTTGATGTAGAAATAAGCCATTACGAGAAGGAGCCTGATGTAACCATTCCGGCTTCTCCAATTTATATCAGCCAGCCAGAGCATACATTCCCGTTCATTGATAGAAGGGGAAATGATGTGATAGACATAACTACCTCTTATGCGGCACCTTACATGTCGATGCGAGGTTTAGCCAGAGCTTTAAATGCTGCTAAGAAGAATGAAGTTTTGGACGCAGTAGAGCAAAAAGAGGATATTAAGATAATTATCGAGAGGCGAAATGAAAGTTAACGATAAATTACGACCAAAAGGCACTGTTGAATTAATTAAAGAATATAAGGATGGGTCGAAAGAAGTTGTAGAACTTCCTAACGCAGTTCTTAACTTAGGAAGGTCAGCCTTAGCCGCAAGTCTTGCCAATGAGATTGGTAACTCTTATGAGTTTTATATTGCCCAAATGTCTTTTGGGGATGGCGGCACAACGGGAACGGGCCAGCCAAAGGTTGTAAATGCGGATCGGACTGGTTTCTTTGGGAGTACCATTCTCACAAAGCCGGTAACAGCAAATGTTGATCCAAATTTAACGTCCCAGGCTACGTTTACTTCAACAGTTAAATTTGATGAAGCCAATGGCAATACCATTAACGAATTGGCCCTTGTCATGGCAGATGGAGATTTTTACAGCATGGTAACCCTTACGGGGATAGCCAAGGATAGCACGATGCAGCTTACAATAAATTGGCGATTAACTTTCGTCTAATTTACTAAATATGATATGGAAATGAGCTTTAAAAAGTTTTTGGAAGACATGGACGAACCAGAGTTTGCAAAAAAGAGCGATGAACTCAGGTGGCTTTTAAACATGTCTAAAGAGGATGTTGATTATTTAGCAGACTTATGGGAAGAGTGGTTTTTTGCCCGACAGGATTATAAAAACGCCCCAACTGTTGCACTGATGCACGCCGCAAACGCAAAAATGCGTGAGTTAGTAAGAATTATATGGTCATACCCCAAAGGAAAGCAAGAAATAGCCAAAGACATAGCTGAGAAGAGAATAAAGTCCTATAAGGAGGAATAGTGCCCAACATAGAATCAATTCCAGAAGTATATTACCAGCCACTACAGCCTTATCAGTGGGAGTATGACAATCTGCCGTTGAGCAATATCCTCTTTAGGCAAATGATAATTAACAACTCGCTTGATTTAAACAATCTGCGAACTACGGAAGCTGCTGGTAGTGCTGGGTCAGTTGGAAATAGGCTTGACCAATCCCTTACAGACAGCGGTTCCTTAAAAGTCTCTGCGGTTGATAATGCTAATCACAATATCGCCTTCCATGAAGATGGCTCCCTGTTAATCAGTGGTGAACCAGTTAATTTTGTTCGCATGTTGGAAGATGAGCGAGACAAACTGGCCCTGATTGCTAGTGAAGCAACAGATTTAGCTCTTAGATTTGAGACAATTGGACCATCTGAAACCCCCGTCACATTTAATTCTGGCATATTGCCATTCGCAGATTCAGCGACAGTCACATGGCGATTAGATGATGGTGATATAAAAGCGGATACAACTTTCCCCACCTCCGCAGTTCACCAGCACGTTTATGATGTGGAGCCTGTTGCCGCAACTCCACTAAGCCCAGATTATGTTAATTATAAAACTACGACTATATCAACAGCTTACACAGAGGGAAGTTTGAGGGTTTACATCAATGGAGTTAGACTTTCTGAGACTGACGGAATTTATGTTCCTGGTCCCACCCCATCTTCAGACTACACCTTGATAACCTATACGCCAGATGCAGCAGCCGGTACATTTGCTTTATCTACCGCAATTACTGCGGATGATGTAATTCGTATCGATTTTGATATTGCTATGGTTTAAGAGAAATTAAATCTATGAAATTTGGATCAAAGAGCCTTGGTGCAGGGTTTGTCATACTCTGTCCAGATGGCAACGTCGGCAATTTAAAACATACAGTGAAGTCACTCAAGTTTTGGTATCCAGGCCAGGACTATATTTGTGTTGTGGAACAGGGTATCCATTCGGAGAACCTAAAAGACCTAAAAGAAGTATGCCCAACATATAAAGCCAAAAAGACTATGACTTCTTTAATTAACACGGGCATGAGAAATGCACCAAAGGGGTGGAATCTCATCATTATTGCTGGTAGTTGGCTACATGGGGGCGAATTAATTAAATATTCTCGATTTGTACGCAACGAAAAGGAAGTAATTTTTCCAATTAGCAGTTACGAGCGAGATGGAAGAAAACATTGGATTACCGAATGGGAAAAAGGAACACTTAACGGTATTTTAATGCATACAAAAACATTTAAAGAGGTTGGTCCTTTTGCCGATGTGAAAACGCCCTTAGATATTAGTAAAACCATGTGGGGCATAGAGGCGTATTCCAAAGGCGTTCAGATCAAACCTATATTAGGGCCGAAAATAACATGAAAATTGTCAAATCAGTATGCGATTCGTTTTATAAGTATCTTACGGGTTCAGATGATCTATATCGAGCTTTAAATCCACTTCCAAAGATATATGGATTTAAAACACCACAAGTAGACCGCATAGGCAGTATGGGCTTGGGTCATCTTGGTCAAGAACAAGTTACATTCCGACATAGAATGCGTTGGACATATTCGGAGGTTGATGAAGAAGGCAATGTAACATTGCCAGAGCAATTTGTAAAAATCAACGCGCGTCCAGCCCTAAACATTCAACAAACAGCATTCACATCAATAGGTGGCATGAAAACGTGGATTTCAGGTCGGGCAGAATGGGAGTCCATTACATTAAATTATTATGAACCGACTGATGCAGCGATGGATTACTACCATGATGAAGGTTTTCGTGGACGAGAGAGAAAAGGAATTTTAAGGCTTTACAGTAATGGACAAGTATTGGAAGAGTGGGAATTGGATCAGGCTTGGGCTGAATCTGTGGTTGTTGGTGCGCTTGATTACGCAGACCCAAACAGAGATGATTTAGAAGTGAGATTAAGATACAGTGAGGCAAAGTACAATAATCGTATGGGAAGTCAATGATTAATATAATTAAATCAGTTTGTGGGTCGTTTTGTAAGCTACTCACGGGAAAAGAAAACGTAAACGATGTGGTTTATCCGCCACCAAAAAATTTAAACTTTGGCACAATATTTAAGCGAAAGTTTCGTTGGGTATTTAGTGTAGAACGAGATGGTGAAGTTGTTCTTGATCCCAGGTTTGTGAAAGTTTCTAACCGGCCCAATATTGATGATAACAATTCAATTATTATTACCTACTGTGATGTTGATGGAGATTTCAATAATTTATGGAATTATTTAAGAGAATACTATGACCAAGCTGAAAATCCACCAAACAATAACGACAAAGGGATTTTGGGACTATATGATGGTGTAGGCACGATCATGGAAGAATGGGATTTAATTAACGCAATTCCTATTGAAATAAATTTTGGCGATTTAGACTTTTCTGCGACAGATTATTTTGATATAGAAATAAAAATTACATACGATGAAGTTATTCATCGTCCCGTACAGGAGTTAAACTTTTGATTTATGCAAACTATTGGGGAATTAGATATCCTATAAACGGTGTTATACGCCGTGGCAAACAAATTAATGTCTCCGAATACGAAGTTATAAAGAACTCTAAGGTTATCGATTGCTTTCCAGAAATATGGAGACAACTTTATGAGCCAGGAGACACCGTATTAGACGTTGGGGCTTATATTGGCCTGATATCTGTGGGAATGGCCTTGTGTGGTGGAATAGTGCATGCATTTGAACCAAGCCCAAGAAATTTCCCACGATTACAAAAGGTTGTTAAACCCCTTGAGCGACAAATACATCTTCACAATGTAGCCTTGGGAAATAGTAATAAAACAACCATAGAGGAAGGGTTCAAGTTTGTGGGGAACAGCAGCATTGATTGTGTGCCAATGGAAGGAAAGTTTGAGTTTCACTGGACAACATACGATGAATATGCAGCCAAAGAGAAAATAAACGACCCCGCTTTTGTGAAAATGGATATCGAAGGAAACGAGAGTGTTGCACTTGTCGGTATGGAAAATTTAATTAAAAAAATACGGCCCTGTTGGCAGATAGAATATCATGCCTGGAATCAAACCCCAGTTGAACAAGGTGGGTTTGATTTTAGTACATTTAACGAATACGATTACGTATTTTGTGATGAAAAGTTTAATCGTATTCAGTTGTTTAAACCGGGGCAAATTTTTGCCATACCGAAAGACAAATACGAAAGTTTATAATAAACCGTAAACAAAGTGCCAACGAGAGTCGTCCTTATGCTTACCGTCATTAACCTCGTCAAGATAAGAGTACAAATCATCCCAACTACTGAACATGTATCGGTGTGGGATAAAACCAAAAAACCATAGAGGATTGTGTACTTTGCCTTCTGGGCAAACAAGGAGGGTTGGGTTTTTAATGCCCGAATAACTTTGGATAATTTCATGGGTCGTTCCCGTAGTTGGAACACCCTTTGGCAAATAAGCAATCAGGAAGTCTGACCTATCAACCATGCTTAAATCTTTGTTTACGAACTTCGTAGCGATTTTTTCCATGGTTTCATAGTCTTTAGCCGCCCTGGCTGCATTTAATTTTGGCACCCATTGTTGCTTCGGGTCACTGAAAGGATCAAAAAGATCAATTTTATACTTTTCAATCAAGATTTTTTTGGGCTCGGTGCGCCAATTAGTGTCTTCATCGCCAAATTCGATGGCTCCACTTAAATAGCACCTTTTGCCTTCGATAACATTAGCCATATTACACCTCATTACTCTATTACCTTATAATCATTATCCACAAAGGAGATACCATGTCAATAGACAAAGTAGAAGAAATTTTAAAAAACGGCCTTCCAGGTCGGGAAAGCTATTTTAAATTAAAGCATTTTATCATTGGAAAAGAGCCCACACACCAAGGAAAAATGTGGAAAATCCTAGCTGAATTAAAGACCAGAAAAGAAGCCGTTAAAGGGATTGATCGAGAAATTGAGGAAATGAAAGACAATCGTAAACTTATGGAAATTCGGGTTGAAAAGATGGATATTCAATTTAAACAAGAGGCCCAAAGCACGTCCGACACTCAAGCATTAGACGCTAAAGAAATAAAGATACGAAAGCGACAAATGGATCGACAGTTTGACGCCATTGATGAAAAATTGGAAAGTTTGACTCATCGACGTAAAAACGTAGAGGACGAAATAGAGTTCTTTGTTAAATATTTTGAGATGCTACACGAACACGAAGAATTAAAGGATTATGACGATGTAGAGGC